AATTAAAAGCCTCGATTATTCGGGGCTTTTTTATAATCTAAAATAAGCGTATAATAAATTGTTAGGTTGAGGGACCTAATAATGGTACGTACCTTTTATTCCCTCAAAATCCCTCTTAATAATCCCTCAAGTTTAAATAATTGAGGTTTTATCATGTCTACAAGAAATGAAATATTAGCTCTAATTGTTGTAGCTGTCGGTGGCACAGTCACAGATCCAAACAACAGAAATCAACTTTTAAAAGATTGGCTCGCAGCATTGTGATCTGATTTTATAGCATTGGAGAAATTGAAATGTCTATTAGGAATGAAATACTTGAAGAAATACTTGCGGCAACATCAACAGGGAGCACAAAAGGCGGTTTTATTGATTACAACGACACAGCAACAACAGCAACACCAATACCTTTAACGTCTGACACTTGGACTACATTAACAAATGATGGTCTTGGCGCGTTCTCTAACGACACTTACAAGCCTGATGGTGTTACAGAGTTGTATAATGTAGGCACTGACGAAATAGATTTTTCAGACTTAACTCTTGGTGACACAGTATTTATACGTAACGACTTTGTGGTAACTCCTAACACTAACAATACACTATTACAATTTAGATACCAGTTAGCTATAGGCGGATTTGATTACACACTAGAGAAAAGCCTTGGTCGTTTAGATTCTGGCTCTGGCATCCCATATCGTTTCGCGCTTAATGTAGATAAAATATACATGGGCGATCTGAACACAAGAGATAACCCGGGAAGAATACAAATAAAATTAAGTGCTACAGGCGAAGTTGTCAATGCAGGCACAGTGCTAACAGTGGTCAAAAGGTAGATAATATGTCAGTAACAATATACAGAGATTCAGAAGCTAACGCGATATTTATCGAAGATTCAAACGGCGTGCAATTCCTTAATTCATTGCAAGCATTTATGCTCAATCCACTTGATGTAGTTGTAAGTATTAAAGATTTAGCAAGAGAGATTGAGGTTTTTACAGGGATTCCATTTGCTGAATTCATAGATGAAACAGCTTCACAGCACGGAGCTAATGCCACAGATACAACAAACAATTTAAACGCTCTATTTGCTAGTGGCGGTGGTTTTGCTGCTCCTGTAATAACCAGCTCACTTTCAATAAATACAACTGAAAACGTTGGTATAAACTACGAGATGATCGCAACTGGTGGCGTTGGTTATGAGTGGTCTAATTTACCTGCCGGATTGGTAACTGCCGATGGTAACATCAGAAAGTTGATAGGATCTATTGCTGTAGATGGCGTTTATACACCAACAATGACAGCGGTAAACTTCTTTGGTTCTGATACTGAGACATTGACTATTACCGTATCTAATCCACCTTACTCTAATACCAAGTCAGTTAAGTTTAATAATAGTGACTATTGCGATGCAACAGCCAATACAAGTAACCCGTTTTACCGTCCAACTAACGGCGTTGGGTCGATTGATGCCTGGACGGTTTCGGGATGGTTTAAAGGCGGAACAAGCAGCGATCAAAACCAAACGATAATTTCTTTCGGCGGCACAGACAAAGATAACGAAGGTCGCGTTTGGATTTACTGGAATGGCAATAGCTCAAAAGAGAGACTGGTGTTAAAGTACGGGTCCGAGGATGATTGGATTAAACTGGAGACTCCAGATAATGCAATGGTAGAGGGTGATTGGGTTCACTTTATCGTAACATATGACGGAGGCACAACAGGAATTGACGGGAACGATATAAATGACTATTACAGTAGGTTTGCCATATGGATAGACGGGGTTAGTCAAACTCTTATAACGTCCAACAATAACGATGGATGGGGATCATCAATTAAAGATGAGCAATTCAGGATAGGCGAAGTTGTTTTTGGTAGTAAGCACATGCGCAACAATGACTTTGTTGATGAAATTTCTATTTGGAGTTCAGATCAAACAGCAAATGTTGCAGCTATTTACAATTCAGGAACTACACACGATCTTTCTTCATTAACAACACCTCCTGATAATTGGTGGCGCATGGGTGACGGTGACACTTTCCCTGACTTACAAGATAATATCGGGTCGTTAGACTTTGAGATGTTCAATATGACAGCGGGGGATATTGTTAACGATACGCCGTAATTTTGATAAAGGCTTTTTATTTTTTTAAATGTTATACTTGATTTAATCAAAAAAACATTCAGGGGGATAAATGGCCTTAATAATTGAAGATGGAACCATTGTGGCGGGTGCTAATTCATTCAGCACTGATGATGAGTTTGTCGCATATGCCACAAGCAGAATATGAAAGAGATATATTACAAATAAAGGCAATGGACTCATTTACTAATGGCGAGGGCAATTTAAAAGGCTGTCGCGTTAGTGCTGATCAAGAACTGCCTTATCCTAGAAGTGGCGTTTGTGCCAACGGGTTTAATATTGCAAGTGACACGATCCCGAGCGGAATAAAAAGAGGGCTTCTTGAGTTAGCTATTCAAGTTAACGGTTCTGAGCTACTCATCAATTCATCAAGTACGAATGTTAAGCGTAAAAAGCTTGGACCGTTAGAGACTGAATACTTTAGCGGCGGAAGCTCTGTGCATGTAAAGACAGGGAAAGCAGACGCATATCTTAAACCTTATAAAAACAATAATGGTAATAACAACTTGCTTGAAAGGACGATGCGCTAATGGCTTTCGATTATCCAGATGCAAGAAATGATGCTAAAGAACTAATTGAAGAATTCGGCGGCATTGGTTCTGTTTTCGTTCCTGCTATACCTGCTGGTGAGCGTCAAGACGATGGTACTTTTTCTACCGGTACACCTGAAATAACAACCGTTGGAATTATCACATTAAGATTACCTGTTACAACATTTGAAGTTAATGGCGGAAATATTCAGCAGGGCGATTGGTACGTGTTCTTTCAGCACAACACAACCAACACCGTTGAAATAGGAATGTTTACGACTATTAACGGAGTAACGCATAGGATTGTTGAAATAAGTGATATAACATCACTAGAGGGTGTAAACGTTTCTTTACAGTTATTTATCAGGGGTGTTTGATGGCTGATCAATGGGCAAAGATAGAAGCTAACGTTGTAGATAGAATTGCCAAAGTACCTCGCGCAGCTTCGATTGTTATTGGAAATCGCGTTATAAAAAGATCACCTGTTGATACTGGCAGGTTTAGAGGTAATTGGTTCACCTGGATAAACGAAGAAAGCGAGGGTGCATTACTCCCTGTAACGAAATCTTTACAGATAGGTGATACTTTGGGTTTTACTAACAACTTGCCTTATTCGCTACCGTTAGAGTTTGGACATTCAGATCAAGCGCCTAGTGGGATGGTAAGGGTATCTGTTGCTGATTGGCAGTTAGTTGTCAGTAAAATGATAAAAGGATTAACCAAATGATTAAGAAAGCAGACCTAGCATCGGCCCTTAGAAATAATGCGCAAGCAATAGCGAATGCAAATAGTTACAATCTTATTGTTGACGGGAGAGAGTACAAGCCATCATCAACAGAAGAGTACACAACTGAACACACGCTATTCGGAGATGACAATAAAATAGGCATGGAAGATGGCTCAAACGATTTTCAAATAGGCATTTATCAACTAACTGTAAATGTACCTAGAAATAAATCAAACTTACGCGCACTAGATATCGTTGATACTTTTACGCTTGGATTTGTTAGAGGCACAGAGCTTACAGTAAATGGTCAAATGGTTAGAATGATGGAAAGTTCTGTTACAGCGCTGAACTACAACCAAACACACTTAATGTACGCAATAAGTATAAAATATAGCGTAATACACTAATTTTTACGTAAATAATCACGGATTATATTTTGTAATTAACTAAAATTTAGTGAAATAGACAAATGGTGTTATTATTACGTTAGGGTGAAAATTAACGTTAATTTTTTAGGAGTTTAATATGTCAGGTGCAGGTGCAGATACAACTAACGGGATCACGATATCATTCGGACCCTTAGCGTCAACAATTGATGTTCCAGGTTTTGCGGCAGTGGTTTATGATGTCGTGGCTGAGATTACAGATATTGGCGAGTTAACAAAGAACTGGGAAACTGATACTTACGTTCCATATACAGGACCGGGTGGAAGTCGCGCAAGTGTTCAAAAGAAAACTTCGTACACTAGATCGCCTATCACATTCACCGCTGGTTTAATTGATGGTGATGTTGGACAATTAGCCGTAGAAGCTGCCAACGATGTTGATACTTGTTACAGTGTTAGGCTTGTAAGGCAGGGCGGGGGTATTATTTACTTCAGTACTCAAGTTTCTGGTTTTAGTAAGAGCTTTCCGAATGGTGGTCATGAAACAATTACAATGACCTTTTTACCACAAAGCGATGGCGTTACAGCGTAGGGGAATAATAATGGCAGAAATAACAGTAAGATCAATGGCAGGGTCGGGACAGAAGCTTGTTGCGGCTTTAACGCTAGGAGCATCGGACACGTTAGTTTATCGTGAGGGTGAAAGTATCAATCAAACGCTCATGCTTAACAACGTTTCAGGTGGCGCTTTAACTCCTCTTATTTTGGGTGTTGGAACTTCAGTATTCCCTAAGCAGGGGTTAAATGGTGATGAGGACGTTTCGGCGGGGCATCCTATGCCATCAATAGGAATCGGTGAAATAGTACTATTAAAGCTTGATACAATTAAAGGCTTTTTAAAAGGCGCAACTTCGATCACTGTGACGGGTGGTGATGCAATGGAAGCTACGTTGCTAGAATACGCTTAACCAGCAAATGATTAATAAAGCCTCTATTGATGAGGCTTTATTTTTTTAAACATTTCATCAAATATTTAATTTTGAATTTATTAATTATATTATCCCGCTTAGATTCCATCTCGCTATACTTTCTAGCTTCATCATCATAAGACCATTTATCAGCATAAACCATAACGCTCAATTGGTTTAAAACATCAACATGATCTTCACCGAACGCATCTAGAACAATTAGCATATCGCTCTTGTAATTTTTAATTGCCAATTCTATATCGTTAGTTGACTGTCTAAACTCCATTATTTTTTTAGCTTTATTTCCTGATAATTCGCACACCTCTAAATTATTAGAGTGAGAACCAAGCGAAACAAAAACCATTGCCAGTATTAAAAACCTCATAACCATGCCTTTTTGAAAATTGTACATTAATGTTTACACATGTTAGCATTGTTTCGCCTAGGACACATGATCCGAAAAGCGGCTTTCACCCTGTCGCCTGGCCTTGAACTTTTTAGGGTGTATAATTTAGGTGGAATTATGGCTAGTTTAAATGATTTTAATGTAGTGGAAAAAGCAAACGAAGGAAGCGTTTTAGAGTTGACAGTGCCGCATGATTGTTATGACAAAAAAACCGGTGAGTTAGTGTCTCAAAAAGGCGATCCACTGACGGATGAAGGTGAGAAGTGCGCGGACAAGAAAAACATCAAAACTTGGTTTGTAAATCTTTTGGGTGTGGATTCAGACCAGTTCAGAAAATTATCAAACCGAAGGTTAGAGCGTGCACAAGGCAAAAGAAATAAAAAAATTGATGTTGATGCAATGAAGCGTGAAACAGCAGAAATATTCGCAAAGTGCACAACAGGCTGTTTGATCATTGAAGATGATAAGTATATAGAGCACAGCTTTTCTGAAATGCTTAGACTTTACATAAAATACCCTTGGTTGTATGAGCAAGTAGATTCATTTGTGGCAGAGCGCTCAAATTTTACCTAGAGCTAAGTAAAGAGCTTGGCACATACGCCAAGCAACTCGCTTGGCTTCATACCGTTACAAAACGTGACGATAAAGATAAAAACAAAATCTCTAGGTTTGATACTTTGCAGGATGATAACCCGGCAAAGTGTTTACCAGATGCAGATGAGTACATTGTAAATTGCTTTCGTTCTATTGGATTTCACTTAAAAAGCGGTTATGGTGCTTTACCTTTAAATTGGGGGGAAATAGAATCATTTGCCAACAAGTCAGGCTACCAACTTAACGGCTGGGAGTGTGAACAGTTATTTTTAATGAGTGAAAGCTATTGCGGGTTTTTGGAAGCGGCTAAAGATCCCAATTGCATACCACCGTATCGTGATGATTACGATGATATGGAAGATATAGAAGTGATACGAAAAAGAGTTGATGACAAGTGGGATTCTTTAGTTAGTTTTTTATCGTAAACAAAACGGGCTTAATTGCTCGTTTTTTATGTTTAAAATTCAAACTTTATAGAAATACAAATAAATGTTAGAATGAGAACAGTAAACTTTTCCTTACACTATTGACGGGCTGGTAATGGCAGATATAGCACAACTTGGTTTTATGGTTAATACGTCAGGCTTAACGTCAGGCAAACGTGCAATGGGTAGCTATGCCGATAAAGGAAGGAAAACAGAGGCATCGATAAACAAGTCAGTGACAGGAATGAATACCTCGTTTATGTCTCTTAACAAAGCAATCGGTATAGTTGGAGTATCGCTATTGGCGCTAACCTCTGCTAACGCACTATCGAATATAACAAGCTACGCAGACGAATGGAAAAACGTAAACAGTCAGATTAAGCAAGTTACCGGGTCTTCTTCTGAGCTATTAAGAGTCCAAAACCAATTATTTGAGATAGCACAAGACACAAGGTCAAGCCTTAGCAATACCGTAAACCTTTATACTGAGATAACAAGATCCACCAAAGAATTAAATCTTGCATCAGGTAAGCAGGCAGAAATAGTAAAAACATTAAACAATTTATTTGTGTCTGGAGGAAAGCCAATTTCGGAAGTTTCAGGTGCAATAAAACAATTAACACAAGGTTTTGCGGCTGGTGTTCTTCGCGGTGACGAGTTCAATTCTGTAGCTGATGGCGCACCAAGGATAATGGATGCGTTAAAAAATTCACTCAAAAAAACTCAAGGTGAGTTACGGGCGTTTGCTGCCACTGGTGGAATAACCGCTAAAATAATGATTGATGCTTTAGATGCGTACAGTTCAACAGCGCAAAAATTAGCAGATCAAACAGAGAAAACATTTGGGCAGAGTTTTCAAATAGCAACAAACAACACAATTAAATTTATCGGTGAATCTAGAGCTCTAAACGACACTATAAATTCTCTAGGTGAGTTCTTAGAAAGTGCATCAAAAAACATAGGGGCATTTGTTGATGCCGGTGAAGCCATGGTTTCGGTTGTTTCTTTTGGGCTATTACCTGCGCTTATAGGTTACGCTTCTTCTGTGGTAACTGCGACATCAGTTACAGCGGCGCTTACTTTGGCATCAAGATTACTTCTTGGCCCGTTAGGTTTGATCATAACAGCAGTAGGAATTGCAACTGCAACATTTAACAGGTCTGTTGATGCAAGTAAAAAGCTTAGAGAAGAAAACGAGGCTAGTTCAAAAACAATCAGTGATTTAACCAAAAAATATAAAGATTTTAGCGCCGCCAGGTTGGGATCTGTAAGCATAAAAGCACAAGAAAAAGCTATTGAGTTAGAGCAAAAAAGATTCGAGCTTGAAGAGAAGCTTTTAAAAGTCAAAAAGAGCCTTGAGGGTTCTGCTGCAATTGGGCGCGTAAATGCAGAGATTGAAAAAACAAACATACAGCTAAAAAAACAAGAAGAAATACTTGAGTCTGTAGGTAAGGCATTTAATGCAAACATGCCTAAACTAACACAAGTTGAAAATATAACTTCAGGATTTGACAAGCTAACTGCGCAACAAATAAAGTTAAAAGATTCTTTTGAAAGTCAGGTAATATCCTTAGCAAACCAAACAATACAGCTAAGATTGACATCTGATGAATACGAGATTTATTCAGCCAAACAACTAGCGATATCAAGGGGCTCTTCTCCTGAGATGGTCATGTCAATAGAGGCGATAATAAAGGCTAATCAAAAGTTAAGGGATGACATAAGAGACAGCGACACGCAAAAAGAGAACATACTAGAAAGCAAAAACGCGATACTTGAGCAGGTTGAGGCTATAAAACTTCAATCAAAAGAACTTGCTTTGGGCGCTGATGCCTTTGAGTTGTACATAGTAAAATCAAACTTGATCGCAGCAAAAGCCGCACCAGAACTAATAGAAGCAATGCTTGCAATTGTTGAAGCTAACCAAAAATTAACGAAAGATTTAAAATTACAAGAATCTTTTAAAGATGATATGAAAGACCTAACCAATCAAGTTGATAATTTTGGCGGCGCATGGTCACGATCTGGTTCAATCATAGTTGATACTTTCGGGGATATATCAGATTCTATAAGCGATTACATGGGGGAAATTAAATCGCTTGATAAGTTACAAGTAATTATAGATAAAAATAGAAAGGTTGAAGGTGCTGATCAAGTTGCTTTGGATAAATTGCAGCAAAAAGTTAACCTAGATCGTATCGGTGCAGAATTAAGAGGCATGAAAAACCTATCATCTGCTGGTGCGTCCCTGTTTGAAGAAAAAACGGCAGCATCAAAAGCGTTCGCGGCTTTAACAAAAATAATAACCATTGCTGAAATAGCTTTATCATTCCAAAAAATGGCAGCTAGTACGGCAGAGACAGGCGTTCACGTAGCTAACGAAACGACAAAGCAAGGAGCTAACGCATTAACGGCTATAACATCGGCATTTGCAGCACCCTTCCCTATCGGCCTTGGTGCTGGTGCAATAATGATAGGCGTAATGACAAGTTTGCTTGGTGGTTCATTTGGTGGAGGTGGCAGTAAAGATCCAACGGAAGCACGACAAGCTTCACAAGGGGTGGGGACGGTATTTGGAAGTGATGACAAGTCAAATTCGCTATTAAAGTCTCAAGAAAGATTTGAAGATATAAATATTGATCAACTTGCTGAGCTACGAAGGATAAAAATTGGCATTGATTCGTTAAGTCTTGGTATTTCAAAGCTGGCCGGCGGAATAACTGCTGGTGGGCTTGGTGAGTTTGAGGGTTCTTTGGGTTCAAAAACAACATTCTCAATAGCTGGTATCTTGGGTGGTGGCTTCTTCGGTAGCACAACTAAAAAAATCGTTGATGAGGGCGTTACATTTATCAGCCAAACGTTAGGGGATATAATTGAACAGGGAACAATAGAAGCTAAAGCGTTCTTTTCGATAGAGACAACTAAAAAAAGGTTTTTTGGATTATCTAAATCAAAAAGAACAAGCGCCGAGACTCAATCAATAGATGACTCCATCACAAGTCAAATAGGCGCTATATTCGCAAATATAAGTGATGTGGTTATATTGTCAGCTGAGCAGCTTGGCTTTGAATCTGTAACGGTAACAAGATCAAGAATTGAAGAGCTAGATCTTCCAGGTAAGTTTAAAGGTGTTTTTTCAGTAATAAGCGAAAGTGTAGAGTTAAGTTTACAGGATGCGATAAAAGAGTTTAATGTAAATATTGGCATGGTTAGTCTTGAGGGTTTGAGCGGTGAAGAAATAGAGCAAGAATTGCAAGCTATATTTAGTAAGCAAGCTGACTTGATAGCTGAATTCTTAGTGCCAAGTATCGCTGAATATCAAAAAATTGGTGAAGGTTTATTTGATACATTAACCCGGGTAACACAAGAACAAGCAATATTTAATGATGCAATTAAAGTAATGGGATTTGATTTATCTGAAGTATCAAACATCATTCAAATAGATGTGGCTCAGTCGATAATAAACTTAACCGGTGGTTTAGAAGCGTTTTCAAGTGCCACAAATTCATTTATTGATAACTTCTTTAGTGATGCAGAAAAATTCAATATATTGCAAGGATCGCTAACAGATGCTTTTGCTGATTTAGGTATCCCGATGGTTGATACTGTTGAAGGATTTAGAGCTTTGATCGCAAGCCTTGATCCACTAAACGAAGCTGACCAAGAATTATTGGCAACATTATTACTTCTTAACCCGGCGTTATCAGAATACATTGAAGGTCTTGAAGATTTAGAGCACCAACAAGCAGAAGCATTAAAGGCACAACAAGATTCAGCAAGAGTTGCGTTCTCTATCCTTGAAGATAGCATTGACCTAGAAAAGCAAAGGGTACAAGCTATTTTCGATGTAGCGAAAGAGGCGCATAAAATCGAGCTAGATAGAATAGCTCAATTACGTGAATCTTTAAATGAAGAGAACCAATTACGTAAAAGCAACCTAATAGATGCGGAGATCGGCTTGAGGGGTTCGTTTAATAAAGAGATTGAGCGCATAAGAGAAAATGCCTCACTTAGAATAAAAAGCTTGAACGATGAAGCCTCCGCGATAGCAAGCACATCATCAGCTATGAAGTCACTTGTTTCAAGTATAAACAGTTCACTTGGCACGTCTGGTAATGCGAGTCTGGTTTCTGCCCTAGCAAGCGCTATGAGGGGGGATTTCACACAAGCACAGAACTTAAATGTGGGCGCTCTAACAACTCTTGATCCTTCAAGCTTTTCAAGTGCCGAGGATTTAGCAATACAACAAGCTTTGAATCAGAATAGATTGGCGGCAATATCTGGACTTGCTAGTAAACAGTTAACAGAGTCTGAAATTACTCTAGCGGCAATTAACAGAGAAATAGAATCGATTGAAAGCACATCTAGCAATGAGATTCTAGCATTAGAGAATCAATTAAAAACTTTGCTGAATATTGACGATAGCGTTCTTAATGTATCTGATGCCATAGATTTATTCCAAACTGCACAACAAAACCTTGATGAGCTAAATTTTGCAGTTGAAATAGAAAAATTAGATATGCTAATTTCTAGCGCTGAAGATGTTTTTGATCTTCATGAGGACGCTTACAGCCAAGAGTTTGAAAGATTAGATCTAATACTTGATAGTAATTTAGAGTTGCTTAATGCAGCACTTGAGATAAATAATTCAATCTTAACGATACCAGAAGCTATTTTATCATTGCAAAATTCAATAAAAGAAATACCTGCGGCTCCCGTGGTAACATCACCCAAAGAGTCGGGTAATCAATCCAAAGAATTGAAAAATGAAATAGTATCACTGAAAATAGAATCAGCAGCATTCCAGCAGGTAATAGCTAAAAATACTAAGGCTACTGCCGAGGCACTTAAACGGATCGAACTTGGCGGATTAGAAACATTCCAAACATAAAAAGGGTGACGTAATAATGAGAGTTGTCGTACCAATACAGGTTACAGATTCAAATCTAACATCTTCAACGATATCGGAGCCTGATACAGGAGAGGCGGTTTATCCTGGTGGGACAAGATTCACGGGTGATGTGTTTATATTAACATCTACACATAGAGTTTATCAGGTTGTAGCAGTCCCAAGCACTACCGATGATCCCGTAACTGGCATAGGTGTAGAGCCGCCGACTTGGATTGATGTTGGTCCAACAAACAAGTATGCAATGTTTGATAGCATTAACAGCACTCAATCTGAAGAAGATACACAACTTATTATTGAAACTGAATTAGGGGTTAAGTCTGACTCAATAGCTGGGTTTAACATTGACAATGTTAACTTGATAAACGTAACGGTAAACGATCCGATTGATGGGGAAGTTTATAATACAGATGTTAGCATGGATGATAACAGTTCTATAATTGATTACTGGGAGTGGTATTTTAACCCTATAGTAAAACTTCGGGAATTCGCACTTTTAGACTTACCTGACTACGCGGATGCAACAGTAAAATTAACTGCTGACGGCGGCGAAATAAAATTTGGTAATGTTATTGTGGGGAATAAAGTCACACTAGGCGTTACAACTTTCGATAGTGGATTGCAAATTTTAGATTTTGGTAAAAAGGAAACAGATTCTTTCGGCAATACCGTAGTAACCCCAGGCAGAACAAGTAAGCTGGTTGATTTTGAAGTGGTAATTGATTTTTCTGAAATATCGTTTGTTTTTAAAGTCCTTTCTCTTTTGACATCAATACCCAGCGTATGGGTAGGCACTGAAAGCACCAATGATGCTACTTTAGTGTTTGGTTATTATAAAAATTATCAAAATAATATAACCTCACAAGTAACCACAAACGCAACGTTAACAATAGAAGGGCTAACTTAATGAGGGTTGTATTACCTATAGCAGTTACAGAAGATATTTTAATATCTTCAACAATATCTGAGCCAGATACCGGAGAGGCTGTTTACATTCCAGGAACTTACGTTACAGGAATTAGAAGGATATTAACATCTACACATAGGGTTTATGAAGTTACAGCAATACCCAGCACCACCAACGATCCAGAAACTGGGATATCAGCAACACCTCCGACCTGGGTTGATGTAGGTCCAACCAATAAATTTGCCATGTTTGATAATATCAACAGCACAAGATCAGAAGAAACAACAACACTTGTGGTAGAGGTTAAGCCCGGTGTTGTCGCTAACTCAATAGCTGGATTTAATATAAGCGGAGTGACTAACGTTAACGTCACAGTTACAGATCCGATTGATGGAGAAGTCTACAACACCGATGTGGCTATAGATAACAGTCAACTTAGTGTATTCTTTGATGATGATGATATAAAAAGCGAGTTCATACTTCTTGATTTACCTGCTTATTCAAATGCAACAACAAAGCTGACAGCTACAGGGGTAAATATAAAATTCGGTAACTTCGTTATAGGAAACAAAACAATATTAGGCGTTGCAAAGATTGATGGTGCATTACAGCTTTTAGATTTTGGCAAAAAGGAAACTGACACTTTCGGCAATGTAGTAGTTAAGCCAGGAAGGACGGCAAAACTTGTAGATTTTGAAGTGTCTGTAGATTTCAATAATGTTTCATTTGTTTTTGATGTGTTATCTTCTATTACTTCTATTCCCAGTGCATGGGTTGCTACTGATGAAGTAAACGATCCGACATTGGTTTTCGGTTACTACAGGGATTATCAAGAAAACATATCATCTGCAACAATAACTAAGGCTACAATAACTGTAGAAGGATTAGCATAATGACCGCCCCACAAATACCACTATTCTTAGACCCATTACCAAACAGAACACAGAAGCGCCAAGTTTTTAGCAACAACATAGATAATTTTGTTAATTACCAGCCCACACAAATAACAGGAACAAATACAGTTGCAACATTTGTTAATGATACGGCTGTAACGGTTGAGTCAGTAGCTAACATAGCGCTAACATCAGTAACAAGCGTAAATTTCAAAGGATCATGGTCTAATTTAACTGGTGCAATTCCCGATCCTGCCGTTGATGCAACGACTGTATTTCATGGTGGGCTTTATTATCAAGCGCTTAACGCAATAGCTGACGTTACCCTAAGTGAGCCGGGCGTAACCTCAGATTGGGCTTTGAGTGCGCAGTCGGGTGGTAGAGTTATGATAACGCCACCTTTAACATTGGTGATAAGTGGTAGGTATTACATTAACGGTGCAGGAATAATAACCATACCATTACCAACTGCACTACCAGCGGGGGCGATTTTTGATTTTGCTAAGTCCCCAAGCATTGAGCCAAACATACTTGTCCCAGGCGTTGATCTAATAACTTCAAAGGTAGGATTTGATTCTGATATTGACATGGACGTTTCTGAGTTGCATTTGACTGTAAATAACAATTTGTGGGAGGTATGATATGACAATATCAGCTAGTTCTTTGTTGAATAATGACGGGGTTGAAATAAGCCAGTCTGTTTACCTGCCGAAAGGTTTAGCAATTCAGTTTACTTACAGGGGTAGGACTTACCTAAAGGCTGGTAACATTCTTGTTACTGGGTTTGATACAACAGTTCATCAAGGCGCTTACGCTGGTAGTTCTACACCATCTAGCGAAGGTGGAACAGATGAATACATAAGGGTTCAATTAGCATGACAATTAAAGCAAGTTCATTAATAGATGGTGGTGTGCCAATAGGTGCTGCTGTTTTTCTTGAAGAATCACAACCTGACGATGTTACAATAAGAGGTAGAAGATACCTTAAATCTGGTCTAGTTGAAGATGATGAAAGCCTTTTTGATACGTCTTTTTTCACAGTAAAGTCAATATTTAATGACAACTTAGAAACTAGCAGTTACGGCGCTGACTTCATAGTTGATGTTGCTTTTGGAAATGGCACATTTGTTACTTGTGGAACTAATGGTAAGGTTGCATCGAGCACAGACAGGGTGTCTTGGACTCAAAGAACTAGTCAACAGGGTGCTATTTCCCTTCTTGGCGTTGCGTTTGGTGCAGGATTGTTTGTGACGGTTGGTGTATCGGGCGCTATGTCAACATCACCGGACGGAATAACCTGGACTTTAAGGACTTCAGGATTTGGAGCTACAACTATAAGGTATGTTTTTTTTGCTAATAACTTATTCATTGCTGTTGGAGATTCAGGTAAGATCGCAACATCTATAAATGGGATTTCTTGGACGCAAAGATCTTCAGGCTTTGGTACGTCAAGGTTAAATACAGTTGCGTTTGGTAATTCAACATACGTTATTGGCGGTGACACTGGTGTCCTTTCAACGTCACCTGACGGGATAACTTGGACATTACGGACTTCAGGATTTAGTACAAGTGAAATTAACGGTTCAGCTTTCGCTTTTAGTCTTTTTGTCATTGTTGGTGAAGATGGAAAGCTTTCAACATCACCAGACGGAATAACATGGACAGTAAGAACGTCAGGTTATGGAGCGTTAGAAATACAAACAGTGGCAAACGTAAACAACACATTAATATCATGCGGCTTTTCAGGTAATACCGCTTTAAGTGGAAACGCTATAGATTGGGCAGTTAAAAGTACTGTAGCAACTCAAGAAATAAGCGGTATTGATTCAAATGGAAATGATTGTGTACATGTTGGTGGTTCTGGTGAATTAATGTCGTTTAATGCTGGATTGTTTGCTGGTAGCGAGACGGCTATAGTAAAGTTTGGCAAAAGCCAATACATAAGGATTTAATAAAATGACAGTTATAAAAATAGAACAACCGGCGATTAGAGTTATAACACAGAGCGCATTCTTAGAAAGATTCTTACAATCAGAGAGGATATCAATAAGGACTTTAGCAAGAACAAATGATGTAGTGCTCGACATATATGAAGGGCTTAGAGCATCGCCTAGAGTTAGGCTTGATTTTAACCAGGTAAAGGAAGGGTTAACATATTTGGTTTCTGTGGGTGTTATACCACAAGATAAAATAGACTACTTACTATCTGATGGTTCCGAAGATGAAAGATATTAAGCACCATCTTTTTTTTGAACACAATTAACACTACAATTAAGCTTGTGTATATCACCCGAAATACACAAGCTCAAAACAACAGATAGAGCACAAATAGCCATCACCATTATTAAGCATATAAACTGACCTGTCGGGTGTTCTAAATCTAATTTCATCATATATCCTTATTCACATCCTTGTGATTTAGTTTAGCTAAAATGGTAGTTC